TTGCTCAAGATGGACATGCGGGTACGATCAGATCTTGACTGCCAACGATCGTCGAAAGGTTCGACGAATGAATGATCGTGTCCCTTGACCCACGGTTGGAAAGCTACCTGCCGAAGATCGATATCACCGAAGAAATATCGGGCCATCCGGTCGAACCGGGGATTGAGTGGCATGCACCCAGTCCCAGTGTTCCGGAGCCAAGTCGGCGTGGTAAAATCCTGGATCAACCCGAGAACGTAATCGGGCAATGATGCCTTCCAGGAACTAGGAGTGACGTATGGGGAGTGAACAGGATCGACCGTCCAAGAGTCTGTCCGATACAGAGGTGTATCTGCAGAGCCCGTAGCCATTTCTGCCATTTTTGGGAGGACTGGATCGGGAGTGAACCAATCGCTCTCGAGGGAGGCTTCGTCAGTTGGCCCCTCATCCTTCTCAGGATCGGATGGAGTAACGGGAGCTTTGTTAACCCGGAACTCAAGATGAAAATCGAACGGTCGCTTGATTACTGGACAATTCCCCTTTCTTTTTTTGTTCCGAATATGTCTCGTGTCAATATCCCGAATGACGTAGTGCGGCTGATCACCTGCAGAGGGGTTCTGACAGTTGAACAACGGCCTGCCATTGCGACGAGAAGCTGTCACGTCGGAGACACGGACCTCATTTTCACGAAGTGGCTCAGTTTTGTCTCTAGAGATCAGTGGATACGGGATTGGAAAAGTAGTGTCGATGGGCCTCATTTGATCGAACACGGTAGAGACTCGAATGTTCGGGTTTCTTGGAGCAGGGTTGATGAAGCCAGTACTTTTCCACCAATGGTTGGAGCGGCCAGCTAATCTTTGCTGGGCGGGCGTGATATGAACTTCGTCACGGAGTTCCTCCGGTATCTTCAGACCAAGTCCGCCGAGCTCAGTCGGGACGCAAAGGTTGTAAAAGCCCGGGTCGACGGTGACCCAGCGCTGCGACTTCCTGTCCCAACGGCGTTTCCAACGTGAGAAAATCTCTATCTTTCCCTTATAGTGGTGCTTGAGACGTCTGAACGTCCGACGAGGATTGATCGAATTGTCGAGGCAGAATTGCATCTTTTCGACGAAAGGCGCCTCGGCAGTCTCGGTCCTCATCGCAGGTCGCTTTGGACCCTGAGCCTCGAACATGAGGAGGCCGGCGTTCAGATACCGCAGTTTACGGAACTGGGGTTTGCCGTCACAAGGCTTGTACAACCACGCTTCACTATTGACGGTCAGGAAGTTCGGGGAGATGTAGTTCTTGCCCGGGGACAAAGTGAACCCGGCGCGAGCGACCCACTTCTTCCAAACTTCGTAAAAGGCATCAGAGGCTTTAAAGAGGATGTCGTCTCCGTTCACAAGACAGGGGAGTTCTTCTCTCCTGAATGTTCGTCCGGTGAACTCCTCAAGAGCCAGCCAGTAAGCCGTCAGATTGATAGCGCAAAGCACAGGGAAGGACAAGAGAGATCCCATCAATTGCCCGTTTGTCATCACGAAAGGGTCAAGCTGGTCATTAGAATCATACTCGAGATGCTCAGGATAGAAGATCTCATGAGCACCAAGCACCTGCCTACAAACCCGCCGCTCCTCACTGGTAGCCCCAAGGCACGAAAGAAGTACAGCTAGGCACTTCTGATTGGCCCGAAGGGAAAGACCGTCAGTCGCAGCGGAGTAGTCCCCGGAGACCCACTTGTCGAAGGCGAGACCGAGATCCTTGGTCTGCTTTTCGAGTCCCCACACGTGGGAACCGTCGACGGGAACACCGGTAAGACAAAATGCAGGTGTATCGAGTAAGCAGTCACGACTAGCTTTTTGGAATGCTTGTGAGAACCAATACGGAAAGCTCTCACCCTTCGTGATTACTCTGCATTTCAGAGGCTCAAGACAGAGGGCGACCTTCGCACGTAAGGGCGTGTCCTCCGGAAAATCTTTCAGGATTTTCCGAAGAACATACTCGTAAGTGGGAAGGGGGAAGCCGTACCTGGTAACGGTGACCCCAGGTGCTATTTCAATCATATCAAGAAATGGCATCTGGAGCTCATCGAGCAGGGTGTTGTCATACAAGCCTCCTTCATGAGAAGCACAAAAACCTTCACGAGACCCACCCCCAAGACTCCAGCGACCAGTTTTCAGCAAGGTCCTGAGTTCACTGAGGTTAGTCTTCTCAGAGTTAAGGTCTTCTTCGACGAGTTTGCGGAAGTTCCCGAGTGGTTTCTTCTTTTTGATGATCAGACTAAGGGCGTCCAGCGTCTCCTTAATCGCCCCTTCCTTGTCGAAGGGCGCGACCTTGAGTCCGCCGGAAACCGGGTCAAGCTGACCAACATCGGGTATATCTTCGAAATCTATCTTCCGCTCATCTCGTCGGATCAGGTGTCTAAATATCTCACCTGCGCGCCCTCCCTCAGAACGAAGGGAGTCGTAGGACGCACGAGAAGAAGGGTTCCAGAGTTTCCGGATAAAGGTCCGGGGTTCAAGTTTCTTCTTCCATTTGTCCCCTCCACTAGTGGAATACACAGTGGAATCCCCGGACTCCTTGGCGAAAATCTGGTAGAACTTCTCGCCGAATTCCTCTTCGTAATCAAAGGGAATGTCCTGGGAGAGCGCGGTTTTGTGCTTAATACAAGAGACAAGCTGAAATGCTTCGGAGACGGGGGCGCACCCCCGCTTCACTCCCTGGAGTAGGCCGAGGCAAAGTTCCGCGGCCGGAACGGATCGGGTGTTGGAGGCAATCATGTTCTTCATATGTTTCCTCACAACGCCCCGAACAGGGAAACGAAACAATCCAGTACCTAGCCACTGGAAATATTTTTCCTTTTTCAGGTGCTCTGGCTCTTCCCCCGCAATATGGGGATCGCGAAGCCACCGAGCCATAGGCCAGGACAACCAATACTTCATGGCCTGGACCTGTTCGACTGCTGACATGTCGAGGAGCACCCAAGAAATCGAATCGTAGTCTGCGAGTGTGGACGTGAGCATTATATCGGAGGAGTCAAGTAGAACCTCGATCAACGAACGCAGGAAGTAGAGAACGTTGACAACTAAGTCGAAGTCCTGTGAAGAAATTAACTTCTCCTCACATCCACTGCCAAGTGCAACAACTAGCTCCTTGAGGGCGGCTGGAACGGTTTCAGACCGGATGCCAGCCTTCCTCAGCTTCCGCAAGTTGTAGCACGCTTTCCCCGAGCCATCTCGGGATAGGCTGCCACACAACTCATCAATCGCGGTCACGGCGCGCAGCGTAGGGACTTTCAACCCTGGCTGTTTGCGGTGTACCAGATCGACTTGAGTGACGTTTGGGGACTGGAGTGTTGAACCCAACAGAGCCATCTTGTGCTTTTCAGGGCGACCGACACTCCTAATCCAAGCAGGTGACGACGCAATTCAATCGCGCGTGCACCCACTCA